CTCCCAGCATCTAATACACCTTCATTCCAGGTTCCTTTTAGAGGAAGAAATCTGAAGGTTGCTGGTGATAGAACCTTCGATCCTTGGACTGTTACCGTCATAAATGATGAGGACTTCCAACTCAGAACAGCATTTGAAAGATGGGCAAACGTAATCAGTAAGCTCGATGATGCTACTGGTGTTACCAATCCTGCATCTTATATGTGTGATGCATATGTTCAACAGCTTGGTAGAGGTTCTGAGAAATTTGCAACTACCAACGAAGGTGGTGAGTCTGCAATTCTTAGAACTTATAAGTTCATCGACATCTTCCCAACTACGGTTAGTGAGATTCAGTTGAGCTATGATAGTGGAGATACCTTGGAAGAATTTGATGTCACCTTCGACATTCAGTTCTACACCATCGGTAATTCTACACAATCTACTGGAGCTAATGCTGGTGAGGTTCTGGTTGAATGATAAATAACTAGACAAGCAAGTCTAGTTAATCATAATGACCAGATTATTTGGTTTTTCAATTGAAGATAACGAGAATCCACCTGGCGTTGTTTCTCCGATCCCTCCTACTAATCAGGATGGATCTGAGGCCTTCGCCAGTAGTGGATTTTTTGGTAGTTACAATTTAGATATTGAAGGTCTCTATCGTAATGAGACCGATCTGATCAGAAGATATAGAACAATGGCACTCTATCCTGAGTGTGATAGTGCGATCGAAGATATTGTTAACGAAGCAATTGTATCAGACACTAATGATTCACCTGTTGACATTGAGTTATCAAACCTCAATGCAAGTGATAATATTAAAAAAATTGTAAGACAAGAGTTTAGATATATCCTTGAACTTTTAGATTTTGACAAGAAAGCACACGAAATTTTTCGTAATTGGTATATTGATGGAAGACTTTATTACAATAAAGTTATTGACCAAAAGAATCCTCAAGAAGGTATTCAAGAACTGAGATATATTGATGCTTCTAAGTGTAGATACGTAAGAAAACTCAAGAAGCAAGATAAAACTGTAGGTAATATAAGAGATGACTTTGGTAGGTCAGCCAATCCCACTGCATATAATTTTCCTGAGATTGAAGAATTTTTTATGTACACTCCCGATATGGGAACTGGCCGTGGTGGATATGGTGGTAATGCACAAAAAGGTATCAAGCTNACGCGTGATTCTGTCACGTATTGTACCTCTGGTCTGGTAGATAGAAACAAAGGACTCACCTTGTCCTGGATGCACAAGGCTATCAAACCTCTCAATCAGTTGATGATGATTGAGGATTCCTTGGTCATCTATAGATTGTCAAGAGCACCAGAACGTAGAATATTCTACATTGATGTTGGTAATCTTCCTAAGGTAAAGGCAGAACAATACCTGCGTGATGTCATGATGCGTTATAGAAACAAGATGGTCTATGACGCAAACACTGGTGAGATGAGAGATGACAAGAAGTTTATGTCCATGATGGAAGACTTCTGGCTCCCTCGTCGTGAAGGTGGTCGTGGAACTGAAATTACTACACTTCCTGGTGGTCAAAATCTTGGTGAAATTACTGACATTAATTACTTCCAGAGAAAACTCTACAAAGCTTTGAATGTTCCTGAAACCAGAATTGGTGGAGAGGAAGGTTTCTCTCTGGGTCGTTCTTCCGAAATCTTGAGAGACGAAATTAAATTCTCCAAGTTTGTAGGAAGAATGAGAAAAAGATTTTCAGCAATGTTTAATGACATGCTGAAGACTCAACTTCTACTTAAAAATGTCGTTACTCCTGAAGACTGGGAGTATATGGCCGATCATATTCAGTATGACTTCCAATATGACAATCACTTTGCAGAACTCAAAGAGGCAGAACTTACCACTGAGAGACTGAATCTTGCTGGTCTTGCGGAGCCATATGTCGGTAAGTATTATTCACAAGACTATGTAAGAAGACATATTTTGCGTCAGACTGATGAAGAAATTCTTGAGCAGGATGAACTGATTGAAAAAGAGATTGAGAATGGTGTAATTCCTGATCCAAATGCAATGGTTGATTCTGCAACTGGTGCGGCTCTTCCTGCAGGTGAACCTGCACCCGCTCCAGGAGATACCTCCGGTGGTTTATTAGGAGCCACACCTCAAGATGCTGAAGTTGATGAGACTAAATTTGAAACTCCACCTGCATCTAAAAAACCCATCGGTGGTGAAATCTAAATACCCTTTGTAGAACTAACTATTTTTATGGACGAACTTATGGATTTGCTCGTCAAAGACGATGCAAACGCTTCACAAATCAGTGACAAAATTAAAGACATTCTTTTTGCAAAAAGCGCTCAAGAGATTGAAACTATCAGACCTAATGTAGCTGCATCAGTATTCGACGATCCTACTGCAGAAATTGAAGACGATGTAGTAGATGAAGTTGATGAAGTAGAGGCATCAATCGAAGAAACTGAAGACGAGGAAGAAGAATAATAAATAAGTATTATAGAACTATTGAAAATAATGAGCGCTACCAGACCTGTTGGAATTAATAGCACTGTAAGCACCAGTACATCCTCTGCTCAGACCTCTGCAATTTCGCAACAGTCTGATACGTTGAGAGTTGTTGCTGAAAGTGTTGGTGTGTATGTGAATTACGGATCTAATCCGACTGCAACAAATGAAAACATCTACGTTGGAACCAATGACGATCTTAAGATCTCTCTGGGTCCTGTTTCTGCACAGAAAGTAGTAGCTGTTACCAAGGGAACATCAACGATCATTGATTTCCCAGAAGGAACTGGTAGTCCTTTTGATGTGGGTGATACTGTATCTCTGACTGCACCAAATCAATCTGCTTTTGATTTTAGTCATCAAACAGTAACTGCTGTTAATAATACTGCTGGTGCTGGAGGATTCTTCGGTACTAGAATTACTGTTAGCTACAACTCTTCTGCAGTATCTGGAACATTTGCTGATCCCGATGCAACGTTGAGAAAGTCTTTCAAAGTTGCCGTTAAGACTGAAGCCGGAACTGGCAAGGCATACATTCAACAAGTACAAGCATCCTGAGAACAATGAAACTAATCAGAGAAGAAATCGAATCAGTTGATTTTATCGTTGAAGAAAAGAACGGTAAAAAGAGCATGTTTATTGAGGGTATCTTCCTTCAGGGTGATATCTGCAATCGAAATGGTAGAATGTATCAGATGGATACCTTGAGAAAGGAAGTCCAAAGATATAACGAAAACCACATTCAATCTGGGAGGGCTCTTGGAGAACTCGGACATCCAGATGGCCCAACTGTTAATCTGGATCGCGTCAGTCACAAGATTGTGTCGCTCAAAGAGAGCGGTACCAATTTTATTGGTAAAGCAAAAATCCTTTCTACTCCAATGGGTAAGATTGCAGAATCTCTCATTGGCGAAGGAGTCAAACTGGGTGTTTCTTCTAGAGGTATCGGATCTCTGATGCAAACCAAAGAAGGTGTCAACGTAGTTGGACCTGACTTTATGTTGGCTACTGCAGCTGACATTGTAGCCGACCCCTCTGCACCTGATGCTTTTGTCGAAGGTATCATGGAAGGTAAAGAGTGGGTATGGGATGGTGGTATTTTGCGTGAAGCAAGAGCTGCCAAGACCTACAGAGAGATCAACACTCTGGTTGATCAAAAACAACTTGATGAGCAAAAACTCAACCTCTTCAATAACTTTTTGAACAATCTTTGATAAGTTATTGAAATATACAAATTATAAATAAATATAGATTAAAATAGGTTAATCGGAGTAACTTAAAATGTCTCTTGGAGATTTACAAGAAATGGAGCAATCTAAAACTGCTGTGAATGCTAACGCCAAACCTGCCGAGGGTATGGGTAAGCTTTCCAACGCCGGCGAAGGCCTTCAAACTTCCTACGAAGATCTTGGTGGTCCTACACCTGATAACTATAATCCTACTGATGATTCAGCAAAACTCAAGGATCCTGGTTCGACTCTTGCTCAAGTCAAGAATGTCGTTAACAAGGGTGCCAAGCCTGCTGATCCCATGAAGGGTATGGCTAAAGAAGAAGCCGAAGTTGAAGAGGAAGTCCTGGAAGAGGAAGAGATTGTTTCCGAATCCGAAGAAGTTACTGAAGATTCTGTCGATATCGATGAGGACGTAAATGCCCTCCTCGGTGGCGAAGATCTTTCCGAAGANTTCAAAGANAAGGCNAGAGTCATCTTTGAAGCCGCATTGACCTCTAAAATCAAAGAAGTCCAGGAATCCCTGGAAATCCAGTACGCCGAGCGTCTGGAAGAGGANAGAGAATCCCTTAAGGAAACTCTTACCGAGAGAGTTGACGCATATCTTGAGTATGTCTGCCAAG